ATGAAGTTTCTATTATTGATTATGCAGGAACATTTGATTCAAATAATTGTACTATTGCTGCTAATGGTTCAGAAAAAATTCACGGTTCGACAGATGACTTAACAGTTGCAACAGAAAGAGCTGCCTTTACATTGGTATTTACAGATAGTACTCAGGGCTGGCTATTGAAAGATAAATAATGGCTGATTATAAAGATATCAAAGGAGGCACTGTCCAGAACTTTGCAGGAGATCCTCCTGCCCCAATTGTTGGTCAATTATGGTATGATAGTACAGCATCTAAATTTGAATTTTTCTCATCTAATCCAGTAGGAGCTTGGGCTGCAGGTGGAAATTTAAATACTAATAGGAAAGATCATGCAGGAGCAGGAATACAAACTTCAGCAATCGCCATAGCTGGTCAAGCACCAGATGGTGCAACAGTTAATGCAGAAACATATGATGGATCTAGTTGGACTGAAGTAGCAAATTTAAATACTGCTAGAAATTTATTAGGAGGAACAGGTGCAAGTAATACTGCTGCTCTAGGGTTTGCAGGTAATACAACAGAACATGTAGCAATAGCAGAATCATGGAATGGAACAGCTTGGACTGAAGTTGGGGATTTAAATACTGCAAGATATGGGCCAGGAACAGCTGGAACAAGTGCAGCAGCACTAGCGTTTGGTGGAAATGTACCACCTAATGATGCAACAGACGTAGTTGAATCGTGGAATGGAACCGCTTGGACAGAAGTTGGAGATTTAAATACTGCAAAAGAACAGGTAGGAGGAACAGGAACAAATACAGCAGCATTATCTGCTGGTGGTTTTCTTGGAGCTTCTCCGCAACCAGCAGCTTCAACAGCAACAGTTGAAAAGTGGAATGGAACAGCTTGGACTGAAGTAGGAGATTTAAATACTGCAAGATATCAACCAGGAGGAGCTGGAACAAATACAGCAGCTTTGGTTTTTGGAGGAACCCCTCCAACCAGTGGATTAGCAGTGACAGAAAAGTGGAATGGAACAGCTTGGACTGAAGTTGCAGATTTAAGCACAGCAAGAGCAAAACTAAATAGAGGAGGAGGTGGAACACAACCAGCTGCTTTAGCATTTGGTGGAGACACTGGATCAATACAGGTAGTAACGGAAGAATGGAATGAACCATCAACCGCAACTGAAGTAATAACAACGTCTTAATAAGGAGGAAACTATGGCAAAAACAAAACAATACTGTGTAGCTGAGAACTGGGGAAAAGGATTCATTGATCATGGAGAATCTGTTAAACTCAAGTTCAGAGGTTTACCTGGTAATGTTTGGCAACTTCCTGCAAACAATAAATCTGCTAATCTTTGGATATCTAAAGTAGCTGGAGCTATAAAAACTAAAAATGAAGCACAAACTATTGTTACTGCAGAAGTGACTAAAACTCAAAATGCTTGGGATGCTGATAACGTCGAAGGCGAATCATCAGCAGAAAAGATATTGAGACTAGGTCCAAAACCTGCCGACATAACTTTGGAGGAATAAAAATTAAATGACTGACTATAAGGGCATTAAAGGTGGTAAAATACAAAATTTTTCAACAAATCCACCTGCTCCTATCATAGGACAGGTGTGGTATAATGAAACTACAGTAACTATAAACTATTTTTCTAGTAGTGCTGCAGGAGCCTGGGCTACAGGTACAGATTTAAATACAACAAAAAACGAAGCAGCAGGTGCTGGGCATACTCAAACATCAGCTATAGCTTTTGCAGGAAGTCCAGGTGTAAAAGCTTTAGCAGAATCTTGGAATGGTTCAGCATGGACTGAAGTAGGCGATTTAAACAATGATAGATATGAACCAGCAGGTGCTGGAGCTAGTAACACAGCAGCTTTATGTTTTGGTGGAATTGCACCTGGTTTTACTGGTAATGCTGAAAAATGGAACGGAACTGCATGGACAGAAGTAGGGGATCTAAATACTCCAAAACTGCCTGGCGCAGGATGTGGAACAAATACATCTGCATTATCTATTGGTGGAAACACACCACCAAATAATTATGTTGATGAAACAGAATCTTGGAATGGTACTTCTTGGACAGAATTAGGTAATATAAGTAGGGGTACTGGATATATTGCCATGTCTTCTGCAGGAGTTAATAATACAGCAGCTTTGCTTTTTGGTGCATATCATATATCAGGTTCACCCGCTGCTAGGGTGGCTTTAAATGAATCTTGGAATGGAACGAGTTGGACAGAAGTTGCAGATTTAAACACAGCAAGAAATGCTGGGGGAGCAGGAGGAACAAGCACCGCTGCTTTATGCTGGGGTGGAGCTACTCCATCTGTTACTGCAGTAACTGAAAAATGGAATGGAACTGCATGGACAGAAGTAGGTGATTTGAATACTGCAAGACAAGGTTTCCCTGAAGCAGCAGGAACAAATACAGCTGCTTTAGCTATTGGGACAGGTCAGGTGGGATGCGAAGAATTTTCTTCACCATCAACAGCAACAGTGACTTTTGACTCGTCTTAATACTTTACAAGTATTTTTAAAAAGTATATAATATAAATAACAATGGAGAAAGACATGAAAAAAGACATAAAAGATTTAATACAAAAAGAAGAAACTAATTTAAATAACTTACTTGAGAAGAACGATTTATCCTCATTTAAATTAATGGTCGATGAACTTCGGGATACTTGGACTAAAAAACAAATGTTTAGAACAGAAACTGAAGCAAGGTTTTCTGTATTACAAGATAATCGTTATCCAACTAAAGCTGCAAAATATTGGCAGTGTGTTAGAGAACAATCTACTTATCTAGATAATTTAATGCATTTGTCCTTTGATTATAGAAGAAATGATGCCAAGATAAAATGGCTAGAAAAGAAAATAGAATCTGAAAAAGATGAATATAAATTATCTAAATATCAAATAGATTTAGATGAAGCTCTCTTTGGAAAAGCAGGCATGGAACAAGTTGCTAAAAATAGAATGAGAGAAATTAAAATGTGGTCTAATTTAAAATTAGAATTTGATGATGGATCTTTTAATACCAAAGATGTAAATCAACATCAATTAGATTCATATCATAAAATGTATGCTGGAAAAGCAAAAACATTAAACCAAAATTCATCAGACACAGAAGTTTTTAATGTAATGGGTCAGTTGCAATCCTTAGAAAGAATTAAAAAAACAGGGGAATTAAATAGTAATAAATATGAAGAACTCCCAAAATATGGAAAACCAAACTCTTAAATTTGATTTTGTATTTTTAGGACAATCCATTTTAAAATATCAGGTACCTCTAGATATTTTTACAGCAATTAATCAAATTTATGAACAAAATTTAAATAGACTTCATAAAGCTAATAAACAATTAGTTGGTAAAATAGCGGATGAACATTCATTATTTTATAATGGAAAGGACCAATCAAAAATGAAAAACCATAATTTATTACCTAGAAATATTACAGATTATTTTATAACCGTTTTTAAACATTATTTAAATTTTAATAAAATTAAAGATTATGATTTACATTTAAATTCAGTGTGGGTCAATGAAATGAAACAACATGAATATAACCCTGTTCATATTCATAGAGGAGTGTTATTTACTGGTCTATCTAGTGTAATGATATTAAAAATGCCGTCTACTTTTGGTAAAGAATATTCCGCATCAGATGTCCCTCAAAATGGTAAGCTACAAATACTGGGTGCTGCTAATGGCCAATTTGCAAAAATAGATTATCAACCACCTACGAATCTTAGAGATTTTTATATTTTTCCCTATGACATGAGACATGGAGTTTATCCATTTAATGGAACTGACGAAACAAGAAGAACTTTAGCTGCAAATTGTGATGTACATTTTGATCCTATTAAAAATAGAGGTGCAGCATGATTATAACAGAGCCTCGCTGGAAGTCTCTTATTGCTGAAACAACAGGAACACCTTTATTTACACCTGAACAATGTAACATGATTGTTGAAGCAGGAAGAGTAGAGCCTAGAGTGGATGCTCAAGTAGGAGGTAATAAGGGTCCTACACAGGATACTAAAACAAGAACTTCACATATTAGCTGGATTCCCTTTAAAAAAATGCCCGAGATGTATAGAGACATTGAAGCAACAATGAAAAAAACTAATGGAAATCATTTTGGTTTTGAAGGAGTGCAGTTAACAGAACTAGCGCAATATACAGAATATCCAGAAGGTGGTTTTTATGATTGGCACATTGATTCTGATATTAATATGGCTAAGGAGCCACCTGTAAGAAAAATATCCATGACTTGTTTACTGTCTAATGAATCTGAATTTAAAGGTGGAGATTTAGAGTTAATGTCAGAAGGTAAAATTGCAAAACTTAAACAAGGACACGCTGTATTTTTTGCATCTTTTATAAGACACAGAGTAACACCTGTTATAAAGGGAACAAGAAAATCTTTAGTAATGTGGTTTGGAGGTCCATCATTTAAATGAATCGAGAATTATTTTTTCCAACACCTATTTATATTGCGAATCTACAAGATCCAACTCTTAATCAAGAATTGGAAAAGAATATTATTGCTTGGTCTAATAAAGATAAAGGGTTAAATAGAACTAATGTTAATAGTTGGCACTCTCCAACTAATATGAATGAATTACCTGAATATAAAAAATTAGTAGATATTTTATATGAAGCACAAAGAACTATTTATGATCAAGAACAGTTAGACTCGGAGCCTTATTTAGGTAATATGTGGGCTAACATTAATCCTCCGGGTGGAATGAATAGAACACATATACATCCTAATTCTTTGTGGTCTGGAGTTTATTATGTTAAAGCACCAAAAGAATCTGGTCATTTAAAAGTAGAAGACCCAAGATCTGTAGGTTTAATGTCAAGACCAAGAATGAAGCCAGGAGAACAACCAAGTCGTTTATGGCGAGAAACTCATTATGAACCTTTTCCTGGAAGACTTATTATGTTTCCTGCTTGGTTAACTCATTGTGTAGATCCAAATAAATCTAATGATATTAGAATATCTGTTTCTTTTAATTTTATGCAAAAATGTTTGATGACGTGATTAAAATTATTTATAAAGAATTACCTATTGATCAAATTTCATATTTAAATAGAGCTGAATTTTCACCAACAGGTCCGGAAAAAGAATTTTATAGCCTTTTAAAAAATTCTGTGTCTAAATATGGTTTTAGAGATCCTGTTTATATTGAATATGGAAGTGAAGATTATGGGGATATACTTAAAGTACTTGTTGGAAACAATAGAATGGTAATTGCTAAAGAACTAGGTATTAATAAAATACCCGCTATTATTTTAAATTTAAAAGCTGATATTTTTAATATTGAAGGAAAAATTTTAAATACTGATGAAGATATTAAAAAATATTTTCATCTTCCCGATAAACTTATAATAAGAAGAAATAGTAAAGGTATTATTGATCAAATATCACCAGCTGATTTTAATTTAGTAGGGGAATCTTATGTTTAGAATAAAAAAATATCAAGTTATTAAAAAAGCAGCTAGTTATGAATTAGCTAATTTTTGTTTAAACTATTTTCTACTTAAAAGAGATGCCGTTAGTTGGATGTATAAAAATAATACTCATTCAGAGTCACCTATACTAGGTACATGGACAGATCGACAAGTTCCTAATACTTTTTCTTGTTATGGAGACTTTGTGATGGAAACATTATTAGTTAAAATGTTGCCAGTAATGAAACAACATACAGGTTTAGATCTAATTCCAACTTATTCTTATGCAAGAGCTTATAAAAGAGGGGATATTTTAAGAAGGCATAAAGATAGACCTAGTTGTGAGATATCTACTACCCTTCATTTAGGGGGTGATCCATGGCCTATATTTATAGATGGCACAGGAGCTGATAATGTGATTGATGAATATAAAAATATACATAAACCCAATGCTCCAGAAGGCACTAAAATCTTGCTTGAAGTAGGAGATATGTTAGTATACAGTGGATGTGAATTAGAGCATTGGAGAGAACCTTTTGAAGGAGATGTCTGTGGACAAGTCTTTCTTCATTATAACCATGTGAATGGTCCTTTTGCTGATAAGAATAGGTTCGACAAAAGGCCGATGTTAGGTGTTCCCAATTTAGGGAATAAATAATACAATGGTTCTTTATGTTACAAAAAATAAATATTCAGCCAGGATTCAATAAACAGGTCACAGCAACCGGAGGCGAAGGCCAATGGATTGGTGGAGACTATGTTCGTTTTAGATATGGCACCCCTGAAAAAATAGGGGGTTGGGCTCAACTAGGAGATAGTACTCTTACAGGAAGAAACACAGCACTTCATCATTTCGTCAATGCGTCAGGAATTAAATACGCAGCCATTGGTACAAACAGATTTTTATATGTATATTCTGGAGGAGCATTCTATGACATTACTCCTCTTAAAAGTACAACCACATTAACAAGCGCGTTTACAACAACACAAAGTGATGCAACAGTTACAATCACTTTTGCATCTGATCATAACATTACGAAATATGACATTATTCGTTGTGATAATTTTTCATCTGCTACCAATTCTGATTTTGACTCTGATGATTTTGACGACGTAAATTTTATGGTGGCATCCGTTCCAACTTCTACAACGATTACTGTTGAAATGGGATCCGTGGAATCTGGATCAGGAGCTAGTACTTCTGGTGGAGTAAGAGTTAAACATTTTTATTCAATAGGACCTGCGGTTGAAGA